CGATCTTCGTCGTAAGGCGAGGACCGTTATAGTGTCTTTTACTTCGAGTAATCCTTATTTACTAGGGTTTGCCCTTTGGTTGGTCTTTCTTTACTTCATTCATTTGAGGTAAAGTAGACCTTTAGAGTTTTATTTACTGTATGGAGATTAGTATGAGCTTATCATCTGACGCTCTTTATTACGACCTGCTAGATGATTTACAAGACTACATATCGCACAATGGCATTGCGCCGTTGGAAAATATGTACCCTGATATGTCCGTCAAGGAGTTCCAGTCTATGGCTCTTGTTAAGTCTTTCTTTAAAAAGTATAAAGATAAGACTAGCAAGCAGGCCAACGCTGAAGCCCTTGACAAGTTCATCGCTAGCGATTTACGCTGCGGTGTTTGGACACTCGCGCTACAGTCTTTAGAGGACGAATTACTCGTCGGCCAGTTTAAACAACTGGTCTATGAGTTTTTCTATCCATCCTCTGATGACTGTATCCTTGACTTTACCGGCAAGTTCTTTTCGAACGGTCGGACTGGTCCAGGAGCATCAATTCTGTCGGGTGGAACAGACTTCTATACGAAGCTGTTCTCCTCAAAACTGAGTTGTACGCACGAAATCATCTATAAGATGTACTTAAACTACGTTCAAAACGACCCCACTTGGCTAAACGGCGAAATTAACCGTCGAGACAAGTTCGGTTTGTTTGACCTAGTTGCAGGTAACAAGCTCGGATTCGTTCCAAAGAATGACAGCATTTCGCGTGTTATTTGTACCGAACCTGTGTTAAACATGTTCGGCCAGCTGGGCATTGGTGAGCTAATCTCGAAACGACTTTTTAAAGTCTTCGGGATTGACTTATCAACTCAGCCGGAAATTAACCGCGAGTTAGCACGTATCGGTTCGCTCACAGATCAGTTTGCAACTATTGATCTCGAAAGCGCTTCCGATTCCGTGTCACATAAGATGATCTGTGAAATGTTCCCTAGTTTCGTGAGAAACCAGTTGGAGCTTTTCAGATCGCCTAAGTGCACTTTACCTAACGGTGAAGTGATTAAGCTTAATATGATGTCGTCTATGGGTAATGGTTTCACATTCCCGCTTCAGACTGTCATATTCTGCTGTGCTGTTGCTTCCGCCTATCATCTCGTCGGTCGACGGATGATCCGTTCCAGTAATATCAAGCAAAAGCTTGGTAATTTTGGAGTTTTCGGCGATGATATTATCATCGAGGAAATCGCGATTCGCCCAGTGCTCAGATTACTCGAGCTACTAGGCTTTCGCGTTAACGAAAGCAAATCCTTCATGAAAGGACCATTCCGTGAATCTTGTGGAGGTGACTACTTTCGTGGTCACCCTGCCCGAGGCGTTTATATCAAAAGCCTCAGGACCCAAGAGTCACGCTACGTTGCAATCAATCGTCTTAACCTATGGACAGCTCAGACTGGGATTTCTCTCAGAAAGACTGTACAAAGGCTCGTCAAATCGGTTAGGTACCTACCTGTCCCGCTTTGCGAAAATGACGACGCAGGTATTCGTGTTCCCTCCGGTTTACTCAAGAATGTGAAGATGGACCCTGACTGTCAAAGTATAATATACCGTAGACAGCAGACCATCCCAACACGCTTGAAAATCGGAGAATGCATGATAAAATCGCCTAAAGGGTATCGTACGCGTTATTACAATGCGGACGGTTTACTCAAGGCATTTCTGCGTGGCGACGTAGAATCTAGCGCAATCAGCATCCGTGCTGGTTTTGCTAGGTTTCGAACGAATCAGGCCATTACTCCCAATTGGGATTGGTGGCCTACCGTAGGAGCTTACGCTTCTATCGAC